GCTAAAAAAGGTTGCTGAGTTTGTTTGTTTGAGTGCAGCACTGCGGGTTGATGTTGACAATCGAAACGGGGTTTGCCACATTTAAGGCTCGACGTCTCCGCGAGGTGTGACAATGCACTCGCGACAAGGTCCGCCCCTTTTGCTGTTGGCCGCAATCCTTTCCATCCTCTGCGGGGGTTGTACTCCCGAGGATGCCGCCGGGCTGAAAATCGACTTCAGCCAATTGAATTGGCAGACCGGTCTGATCATCGCTCTGGCTCTGCTGGTCAGTCCCGGAAAGATTGTCGGCACTATCACCGATCAACTCGGCAGGATCCCAGCGGTCGAGAAAATTCTCCGGCTCGTCGGCGTGATCGGTCCCAGTGATCTGAGCCCCGGAACGCTGACGCCGGCGGAAACTTTGGAGGCACTCGTCGCGATCGTCAACCGTTTGCCAGCCTCGCCGCTCCGCGACGAACTGGCGGCACTGTTGGCCAAAGCGGCGACGACACCGGAGGTCAAACCCGATGGCAAATGAAAAGCAAACGGGAAGCCTGCTGCCTATTGTGCTGATCATCGGGGCGATCTGGCTTTTCAGTCAGCAGGGATCCGCACCGAAACCAGTGCAGCCCGACCCGATCAAACCGACGCCGGACCTGATCAGCGTTAAGCCGTCGCCGGAGCAAACGTGGGACGCATTCGCCGTGGCTGTCGAATCAAAGATGCTGGGCGGAACCATGCAACAGCACACCGACCACTTGCTCAAGATCGCCGACACGCTCAAAGAGGCCGGCACACTGACGGACGTTTCCCGCGTTGACGAGTGGCGAGCCAAACGAATCGACATCACTGAGGCCAACCGCGCGGAGATCGTCAAGAAACTGAGGGGCAAATGAGCGAGGAACTGTTCGTTTCCGGCTGTTTGCTGGATCCCACCATCCGAGACGCCGCAGTGGTGGAACTGATCGCCGCAGGTCGTCAGCCGATCTGCGCGAATAATGCGAGCATTTCCGGCGAGTGGGAACGACTCAAAGCGCGGGGCGTTCAGGCGGTCTTGATGCCTCACCTGATGGCAAAGTATTTCCCCGGACGCCGCAACGATTTCCAACTCGCTCGACGGCCTCCGCGTTCCGATGATGATCCCGGTTCATGTGTCGCTCGTGGCACCTACCGAGCCGCAACGCTCACGATGCTCCGCCAGATCGACGAGAAACAGGTCATCGCCAAACCAGTCATACTGGCCTATGAATTCATATACGGGTATGGTCGGACGGTCATCGGCAAAAGCTCGCTGGGCAACGGCGGCGGAATGTTCGGCTCGATGGCCGCGAAGACTCTGAGCCTTCACGGGGCGATACCACGGGCAAAATACGAAAGCACGGATCTCAGCGCCGACAATCCTTTTGGCCGTCCGGATCTGGCAAAACTTTGGGGAACTGATCGAAGGGGACCGCCGGCCGATTTGGTCGCCGCCGCGAAGGGTCACACCTTCGACGCTCATTTGGCCAATACCTCCGGGGAAACGGCCGACGCTTTGGCGTGCGGATTTGCCGGGGCGTTCTCAAGATCATGGGCGACGACCGGCAAACGCGACGGAAACGGAATGGTACGCCCGACACCTTCCGCACATTGTGAAACACTCTGCGGAATCTTTCAGGCCCACAACGGGGAGGACGGTTTTCTCCACTGGCAAAGCTGGGGAGACAACACACCGAGCGGCCCAAATCTGCTCAAACTCCGCGACGGTTCAACGTATGAGCTGCCTCTCGGATGCTCCGGGGTTTACCGCTCGGACATGGATAAGGCGTTCCGAAGTGGGGACGCGGAATCGTGGCACTTCGAACTTCGAGAAGGGAGCCAGTGGCGATGAATATTCTCGCGCTCATCCTAATCATCGACGCCGGAATTCTAGCGTCGATGGACGGTCCGAATCTTCCCGACGATTTCAGAAAATCGGATACTACGGCGGCAGTCGAAGCAGAGTTAATGCCAGCAGCTCAGACTCCTGCCGTCGTGGTTCCGAGTTCTCCGCCTCTCATCCATTGGGAGGTTTCCGCAGCATCCAGCGGGCTCGTGAAATCCTCCGCAAAGATCGCAGAGCGATGGCTCGTTTCAGAGGACTGGTGCGCAAACTGTCCAGCAGCGAAGCGGCGTTTCCTCGCGTCCGGCGGAACTGCCTCAAACATCATCACGATTGCAAAGGCTCGTGAATTGCACGGCAAAACGATCGGAGCCGTTCCTCACGAGTACACCGTCCAGACAGAACGGGAGGTCGTTCAGCCGCCATCGTATCGCCGCCAGAACGAGATGGCCGTCGAACTGAACAACAAGAAACGCCCAGCAAAGTCTGAGATTCTCAACCACCTCCGCACGGGCGGACCACATCAGGGGAAGCACTGGCAATCGTGGTTTCTGGAATCGTGGGAGGCTGAGCAATTGTACGCACTTCACGACGACGACCACTTTGACAGGGTTCCAACCTTCGACGATCAAACCGTCAGTGCCGTGATCTCAAACGCTCAGGGCTCGCCGGAGGTCGTCGCCGGAGTTCTTGCGGCTCATTTGCTGAGAGGGGCAAATCTCAGCGAGGCACAGGCCGTGCAGGGATTATTCGAAATCTCCGTAGACACACCCGAAGGCGCGCGGAAGTGGGCCGCGGACTTGCTTTCGAAACAGTCGGTCGAGTTTCCGAATCAGGGTGTTTCAGCATCGTGGAAGGGAAGTGATCGCACTATCTCGATTCGCCCGGGGCGCGTTCAGATCGCGCCCGGGGCAATCGTTTCCGTCCGCAAATTTGGTGTCTCATTGTCGACGACACTCCGCGGCGTTTCCTTTGCTGACGATCTTTCATGGGCGACGCTGGAACTTGACGGAGCCCCGGACCTTACGGTGAGGTTTCAATGAGTACAGAAACAGACTACGAATCCGCCGCGATGGCTCGTTTCATGTCGGACGGTGTAATGCTGGCCGATGGCATCGACCCGCAAAACGAACGGAAGTCGAACCGCAGGGAAAAGAGCATCAAGGCGGCGAGCAAATCATTCTACCGCGTGATGCACTCAGAGAACCCTCCAAAGTCACGCGAAGAAGCGGCACGGCGAGCACTGGGTTTTCTGGGAATGTTCTTCGCGTCGATCTTTCCGCAATATGCACTGGCAATCAAGGTGGCCTTTTTTCTTTGGGATGTATTTCACCAGGGGAAATGACATGGACCTCGGCGACGAGTGTCCGCCGTGGGTAGCCGAGGAAGGCCGGGACATTTGGCACGACACACTTCTGGAATTGAAAAGCCGCGACATGCTGGGCAGAGCCAGCCGCGTGCAGGTCGCGACATATTGCCAAACATGGGCACAGTACGCCGCCGCGACCGCGGCACTGACGGAAGACGGCAAATTGTCGATGTCCGTCAACAAGTACGACAAAGAAGGCAACGTTGTCGGAGAGGAGCTGAGCCCGTGGTACAAAGTGCAACAAGACGCGGAGGCGAAGCTCAGACGATACTGGAGCGACTGGAGACTCCTTCCGAAGGACGTGAGGATCATTCCAGATGATGGCCATAGACGAGGAGCAGCTCGATTGCTGGAGTCACTACAGCGATCAGGAAAGACAGACCCTGCTGGATCTGCTCGAGCGGGCTGATTACGACCCAGACAGAATTGAACAGGTCGCCACCGACGCCGAGCTGGAACTCCTGCGCCGATCGAATGCCACAAGCGACCACGCACCGGAGCACGATCACGAGGCCAACCTCTCGGCCTATGAACGACACAAAGCTGACGCGGCGAAACGATCCCGAGCCAAGAGCAAAGCAGGCCGGGACATTGGACCGCTTCCACCGGTGACGGATCCAGAGAAACGGGCCGCGTGTGAGGCGAGCCTTCAGAAGTTTCTCGAAACAGTGTTCCCGCACGCCTTCCGCCTCGGGTGGTGCGAGGATCACCTCATTCTGATTAACGAACTGCAGAAGGTGATCGAGTCCGGCGGGTTTCGTGCAATCGGGATGCCTCGCGGAACTGGCAAAAGCACAATCGTGATGAGAGCAATGCTCTGGGCGGTTTGTCGCCGAATCCATTCTTACGCGATCCTGACGGCAGCCAACAGCGGCAAAGCCGAGAAACTGCTCCGAGACCTCAGCGTCGAACTCACCCACAACGAGATGCTGCTCCAGTTGTTTCCGGAAGTCGCGTTTCCATTCGTCGCACTGGAAGGGGTCGCCAACCGAGCCCGGGGCCAGTTGTTCCGCGGCGAGTCGACCAACATTGCTACGAACAACAAAACGCTCTGCTTCGCAACACTCAAGGGATACCCCGGGACCGGTGCTATCATTGGCGCGGCGGGATTGCTCGAGGCAGTCCGCGGAGCGCTTCACACGCTCCCAGACGGTCGAGTGATACGGCCTTCGATGCTGTTGTGCGACGACTTCCAGACCCGCGAGTCTGCCATGTCTCCGCTGCAATGCCACAACCGGAACGAGGTCATTCAGAACGATCTCGTCGGAATGGCCGGCCCCGACTCCGCGTTTTGTGCTCTTGTCACATGCACGGTTATCAGAAAGGACGACGCCGCCGACAGACTGCTCACGCCGGAACTTCACCCCGACTGGTGCGGACTCCGCCGAAAGTTCCTGCGATCGATGCCGGATGAGGAGGCTATGCGGCTATGGTCCCAGTATGCGGAAGTGCGAGCAAACAGCCTGAGAACTCACGGAGACATCAGAGACGCGACGAAATACTACGTGGCAAACCGTGCCGCGATGGATTCCAGCGCGGAGGCGAGCTGGGAGGCTCGTTTCGCTGCCGACCGTGGAGAAGTCTCCGCGATTCAACACGCGATGGAATGGTACTACCGGAGCCGATCGGGCTTTTTCAGCGAACTGCAGAACGAGCCAGAGGACGACAGCAAAAGCGGGCGGACGTGGTTGTCGGCCTCCGACCTCGCAACGGATCGAAACATCCAGTGCGGCCGCGGTGTGATTCCTCGCGGGTACACTCAGCTCGTGGCCGATTGCGACGTTCAAGGCTCGTTGCTCTATTACACGGTCGCCGCATTCAAACAGGACGGCAGCGGGCACGTCGTGCGATACGGCACATGGCCAGAACAGGACGATCCCTATTTCACGCTGAGGGAAGCCCGCAAGACGCTCAACAGAAAGTACCCCCGACGCGGTGACATGGCCGCACTCTCTCAGGGCATCACTGATCTGGCCGACTGGCTTTTTTCCGTCGAGTGGAAAACGGAAGACGGCGACGACATTCCGCTCAGCGTAGCGGCCTTCGATGCTCGCTGGCAGACGACCCTCGTGAGAGAGGCTCTGCGGAGATCGGACCACGCGAAACGTCTGATGGCCTATTTTGGGCAATCATACCGCGCCGCAGACAAGCCGATTCAGGAGAGAAAGTTCGACGCCGGTTCTCGAGTCGGTCTGGGCTGGGTGATGCCGAAACGAAAAACAGTCTCAGACGTCAAGACGCTGACGGTCGACGTGAACTTCTGGAAAACGAACCTTCACGACCAGCTCGCAATCAGGATAGGGCACCCCGGGGCGGTCAGTCTTTACGACGGCAAACATCGGATGTACGCCGAACATCTCACGGCGGAGTTTGCCACCCAGACCGAGGGCCGCGGTCGGACTGTGATGGAGTGGAGACTCAGGCCCGGGGCGGAAAACCATTGGCTCGACACGACGACGGGCTGCCTAGTTCTTGGCTCGGTCATGGGCTGCAATGTACCAGAGATTTCGGACGCAGTGGAACGCAAGCGAAAACGGAAACCCAGAAGGAAAACGGAAGTCAAGACATGAGCACAACACAGAAAAAGAAAACCGGCCGCCCGACTGGCGCGACAACTGCCGACAGAGATCTCGTCGATGTTCCCCCAAGTCGGTGCCTCAAGTGCGGCGGAACCGAGCGGCAAACATACAACGACGTCAAACGTATCGAGGGCTATGGAACGGCTCCGGATGGGCGACCCTATACGGCAGTGATTCTCCGGCCGACAAAATGCCTCAACCCGGACTGCGGACAGCATCGCAACGATCGGACGTGGGAATATGTGGTCGATGAAACCGGCGAAACCAATTAACGCGGTTTAGTTTCTGCGGTCTAGTCCTCAATCTCTGCCGCATGGCAACCGAGACGACCCTCGACAAGATCAACAGACTGCGGGCACTGCTGGAAAGCGGTGTCACGTCCTCGTCATTGGACGGAGAAACGACCGCATTCGATCTTGACTCGGTCCGTCGTGAACTTGTGAAACTTGAGCGACAATACGGCGTCCGTCGTAAACGCTCGCGCGTCATCACCCCGGCGATGGGGAGACGCTGATGAGCACAGTCACACCTCCCATTGGCGATGCCGTCTATCAGGCATTAAACCCGAAGAACCGCCGACGAGCGACGACCAGCCGAGTCATGCTGGAAGATCGGCTTTTGACCGATCGCCGTCGTGAGGCTCTTTCGGCTAATGCTCTCGACGTTTGGCGAAACATGGGTCTTATGGCCTGGGCGATTCGCCGCACTCTCGACTATTGCTGCCTTTGGGATTTTCAGCCGCGAACGAAAGACCGCGGCCTCAACGACGCTCTGAAGCAACTCATGGCCCGGGACACCGAGCCAGAGGCCATCGACTATTACGGCCGGATGGACTGGGACGACATGCGCCGTGTGGCCGAGTCTCAGAAACTGCTGGCCGGCGACTGCTTTTTTGTAAAAATGGCCGACGGAACGCTGCAAATGATCGAGGGGTCATATTGCAACAACCCTACCGCGACCAGAAACACCGCAGACACTTGGCTCAACGGAGCGAAACTTAAATCCGGGCGCGTCGTCGCGTGGAACTTTACTGAGGAAGATCCGAGGACCGGCCAGAGGAAAGACAAGAGCGTCCGCAATTCCTCCGTGTGGCAGCACTGTCAATTCGAGGGCCGACCGAATCAGATTAGACCTCAATCGCCGATTGTCGCCGCAATTAACGAATTCCGGGATCTCGACGAGACATTTGACCACATGCGGGCCAAAGTAAAGCTCGACCAGTTGTTCGGCCTCGCGTTCAAACGAGCCCCAGACGCCGAAGCATTCGACGAAGATGATCCCGCCGCGTCTGACGCTCAGGAGGGTTCCGCCAGAGTCGTCGACTTCGGCGATGGCCCAGCAGTTTTCGACCTCGACGAGGGCGAGGACGTCACACCGGTGCAGAGTGCGAACCCAGCCGCGTCGACTCAGGAGTTCCTGAAACTCTGCGCCCAGGTGGCTCTCAAATCTCTTGATCTGCCGTACAACTTTTTTGACGAGGCTCACACAAACTTTTTCGGAAGTCGAGCCGCTTGGCTGTTGTTCGAAAGAGCCTGTTATGCACGACGAAAAACACAGGATCGCCTCCACCGAAAAATGACGATCTCGCGTTTTTGGCGTTGGACACTTCCAGTCGAACTCGGCGGAACTGGTGAAATCACGCTCCCGAATTCGATGCTGGTTCAGGATCTGGCGTTCCGGTGGGTGCCGCGTGGGGTCGCGTGGTGGAAGCCACAGGAAGAACTCGACACGGCTCTCAGGTCAGTCGCCGCCGGCCTCAAGTCAATGCAAGACGTTTGTGACGAGCACGGGTTTGGCGACTATATCGACAACGTCCGGGAAATCGCTGGCGAACGCGAGGAACTGGCGAGCCTCGGCTATGTCCAGAAGTGGAGCCAGCAGGCGATGGTGTACCTCGCCGACATCAACGAGATCACGACCAGCGACCGACCGGCAACGGCCATAGACCCGCAAGAATACACCGAAGACGAGCCGGAAGTTCCGGTCGATCCTGCTCCAGATGAAAGTTAGGAAATCTAAGCCATGACAAACATGCTCGACCTGATCGAAGCCATTCAGCAGATTAGCCCGGCGATTTCACAAGCCGCGGTGATCACTGCGTTGACGGACAATTCCGGCGGAGCGGCCGCGGACGGCACGATCGGAGCGGTCACGACTTTCACGCCGAGCGTCGCGTGGAATGGCTCGTCGGTTTATCCGAGTGCAGCCGACGCGACCGCAATCGCCGCCGCTATCACTGCTCTCATGGCCGCGGTTAAGGAACTTTCGACCAAACAAAATGCCGTCATCGCATCTCTGAAAACCGCCGGAGTGATGGCTAGTTCATAACGCTTCACTGGCGGCCGTCATTTCGTTCGACAATCTCCGGAAACAGATCATGCCATCGATTCAGACAGCACAGAAAACAGGAACCTTCCGCACGGACACAGTCAACGCGCCGCCCGTGCGCGTGGACCGTGCCGCGAGGGTCGTTTTTGGGTGTTCGCTGATGGAGGTCGGGGATCTGAATTCCGGCGACTCTCGGCCGTGGACGGTCTCAGACGCCACTCTACAGCAAGCGTTGCAAATGGCTGGACGTGGCAACAATGGATTAAAAGCCCGGTTCACACATCCTAACATGTCGTCGGATGGGATGGGCAGTTATTTGGGCCGATGGCGGAACCTGCGAATCGATAACGGCAAACTCCGGGCGGACCTCCACATCGCCGACGCGGCGTTCTCATCTCCACAGGGAGACCTCGGAACGTACGTCATGGAAATGGCGGAAAACGAGCCGGACATGTTCGGGGTTTCTTTGGCGACCGAGCTGGACATGGAAAGCCTCGCGACCTTCGACATCATGCAAGAACGAAACCCGGACAGCTCGCGACGCTGGGAAATGTCCTTTACTGGCATCCGAGCCGGTGACGTCGTCGACGAGCCGGCCGCGACACGGGGCGGAATGTTCGACTTGCTCACCGTCGATAATCGGAACCTCCCAGCACAAGCGACCGCACTGCTCTCGACCTACTTTGGCGACGCGGAACCTGACGTGGTCCGTTCCCGAATTGCCGGATTCTTGGACCGCTATTTTGCCAACAAAGGAACATTGCCAATGCCGGACGAAACGCCGACAGCGACAGAACCGACCGAACAACCATCCACGACGATCGAGACACCACCGGAGCCTGCAAAGCCTGTTCACCTCGACCCAGTCGCCGAGCCAGATGGAACACCTCAGCCGCAGGTTGTCCACTTCGGAACGGAGGATCTGGGCGTGTATATGAGCACCTTTGGCGATGCTGAGGGCGCTCGAATGTTCCGCGACAAACTCCCATTCGCTGCGGCGATGGCCCAGCAGTTTGCCGCGTGCAAAGGCCAGATTCAGGATCTGCAGGCCGAGAACGCCAGCCTGCGAGGAAAAACGGCAGAACTCGCCAAAGCGATGCTCGGCGAGGAAAAGCCAGTCGACATCGGCGGAACCGGTCGGAAGTCATTATCAGAAGCGTTCCGCGCTAAACCTCAAACCAACTGAGCCGCCAGAAGCGGCAACTGAATCATTTTTGTCTCCGTGATGGGAGACCCGGATCAAGGCGACGGCCTCCGGGTTCTCCCTCAACGAGAGTTTTCCCGATGGTAAACCATCACGCGGGATCGAAAAGGAAACTTCCAAATGGCTGATACTCTGACGACGCTGGCCGAGCTGGTGCTGTTCAACAGCGCCGACGTGAATCCAGCCGAGATGACGAACATTCTCAACGGTGCCCCGGTGCTGTCGGCATTGCACGCGATGCCATCAAGCAATGGGACACTTCACAAATTCAACATCGAAACCGGAGCCCCGACCGTAGGGTTCCGAGCCGTCAACGACGGAGCCGACTACACCGCCGGCAGCAGCACGCAGACCAGCGTCACGCTGAAGTACATCGACGCAAAGGTGATCGAAGACCGTGCGGAATGCCGAGCATATCGGGGCGGGGAAGAGGCGTGGATGGATCACCGCACCGCGCGGCAGCTCCGCCAGGCTCTAAGCGTTTTCGAAAAACAGGTGTTCTACGGAACCGTTCATGGTGACGCCGGCGGTTTCAGTGGTATCGCAAACGATGCGAACTACAACGGCTCTGGAGACGGTCAGGTCGTCAACGCGACTGGCAGCTCGGCGGGCACCGGTAGTTCCGTGTTTTTGATTTGCTCGACCCCAGACGATGCCGCGTTCGCGCTGGTCGGTGCTGGAGATCCAGCAATCAACGGCGGGGCAAACATCAATTTCACTATTTCGCCGACGTTCCAGTCTGTCGTTTTGGGTGCAAACTCGAAATCGATGGTCGCCAACGTCCGAGACGCTGGTGCCCATTTGGGCATTCAGGTTGGTTCGAAATACGCGATCGTCCGAATCGCTAACCTCACTGCAGACAGCGGCAAAGGGCTGACTGACGCTTTGCTCGAGGATGCAATGGCCTTGTTCCCATCGGGAATGCAGCCTACCGTGATCGCCATGTCTCGCCGCAGTCGCAAGCAGCTCCGCAAGAGCCGGACGACCTACAGCCCGACCGGCAGCCCAGCACCGAACCCGATCGACTTCGACGGTGTTCCGCTGATTGTCACGGACAGCATTATCGACACGGAGACGCTGTTGTCGTAGTTCATCCGCTCACCAGCTCGGCGGCGGAGTCCTCACGTCGCCGGGCTGAGTGGGCAATTTTGTCACAAGAAAAAAACGTCGGCCCTTCGTCATGGTTTCACCAGTCAACGCAGCTATGCAAGCGACACACGCCGCGACTCGTCGCGTCCGTGGTGAATCCGTGACATACACGCGGGGAGCCACCGCAGTGACTGTAACGGCGACCCGAGGCAGTAGTCGGTGGACCTCTGAGGCCGTCGAGGGCTCCGTCACGGTCGACGAACGCTCAGAGGACTGGTTGATCGTCGCAACTGATTTGACTGAGTCCGGAATCACCGCAGCTCCAACACGGGGCGACACGATCACAGACGAAAATGGAACGGTGTTTCGTGCCATGCCTCCGGGCTCGACGGAACAGGTCTGGAGATGGCACGACCGAGGGCGAACCATTTACAGAATTTTCAGCAAGGAACGGACATCATGAGTTCTGGTATTCAGGAAGCCGCGACGAAAGGGCTCGTCGACTGGGCCAAAGGTCAACCCTTTACGAATGTTTTGCTCACGGCGATTTTTGCGGCGGGCTGTTGGTTTTTTTACTTCGGCCTAAACGTCGCGATTCCTTCGCATATCAAGAGCATCAACGATTCCCACGAGAGGATCGAGGCGTCTCACAAAAACGAACGCGAAAAGACAATCGAGACCTATGACAAGTGGGTCGGCCAGATTGTGGAACTGAAACGAGAATCACAACAAGCGACACGAGCCTCAGCACCGGTCGCGAGTGCGGAAAACTAAAACATGGCTCTCAGTGCTCATCAGGAACTGGCGGACGTTCTCCGCGGCCTAATCGCCGCCTGGGGATCGCTGCCGTCCGGATTCAGCGTTGAGAGAGTCTACAGCGTCGACAAATACGTCGGGGGCTGGACAGATGCCGCCCCGGGCCGTATCTGCGTTCTCGTCTCGTCGATAACGCCGGAACGAACTGGTCGAAACACTGATCAGGATGA